GTTCAATCGACACCGCAAAAACGCCGCGGTAAATCCCGAATTCAAATCGACGCCCTGGAAAGATAAAGGTTACGTCGCTTGGTTGGGATGGGGCGGGGATACCGGGATTAATTGGGCCATCGAAACATCGAAAAGAATTGACAAACCCAAAGCCGAATTAGAGGCGAAGCAAATGGAACAAATCGAAATTTATGGGGATGTTGAAACCGGAATTGCGGAAGGCTTGCGGGAACGATTACCCGATGGCCCGGTTACGGTTCGAATCAATAGCGACGGCGGAAGCGTTCGCGAAGGCTTGGCGATTTACAACATTCTAAAAGAACATCCCCACGAAGTTACGACAGTAATAGACGGCGGGGCGTTTTCAATCGCCGCTTATATCGCAATGGCCGGAGACAAACGCCAGATTTCCGAAAATGGAATGTTAATGGTTCACGGGGCCAGGTCGGAAACATTCGGAAACGTAAGCCAACACGAACAAACCGTGGAAATGTTAAAGACCGCCGACGCTGCGATGAAAAAAGCATTTATCGAAGCAACCGGGAAAAGCCCGGAAGATATTTCCGCGATGCTTGCGGTCGATACCTGGTTGGATGCCGACCAAGCATTGGCGGAAGGCTTTGTAACGGAAATTACGAAAAAACAAACGCTGGAAGCGTTCGCTTTTAGCGATTCAATATTAGACAAGATGCCCCCGCGATTGGTGGCGAAACTCAATTTTACGGAGATAGAAAAAATGGCAAAACCAAACGCCGCGACCTATCAAGAGTTGAAAGCAATTAGCAGCGATAAAGATTTTATCGTCGCTATGCTGGAAACCGAAGCGACGGTCGAAGAAGCCGAAGCCGAAAAAATGAAGGCGATGGAAGAAAAAGCCGACTTAGCCGAAGCCCTGGAAGAAGAAAACAAAGAGCTTAAAGCTATGTTGAAAGAAGCCGAAGCCAAACTTTCGGCAATGGAAGAAGAAAAAGAAGAAGTTTCCGCGGGTTACGAAGTGGAAGCGATGGAAGAAGAAGAAGAAGAAAAGCAAATCGTTATTAAAGCCAAATCGGGGAATTCCCCAGTAGCGAACGCAAGCGGACGCCCCAAAGCATCCGCCGCGGAGCAATGGCAAAATGCGATTGAAAAAGAATTAAACAAGGGTCGAAGCCGAGCCGACGCGGTTCGCTTTGCGAATCGTCGAAACCCTGGTTTACGGGCCGCTTATTTAGCCGAAATCAACTAAGAAAGGATTTTAGAAAATGTCACAATTTAACGACACCGGATATTATGCCGCAACCGCCGACGCTGCTGTTGGTCTTTACGAGCGGGTAAAAATGGATACCGACGGAAAGGTTACCCAAGCGGGTTTGGCCGACCGCGGTATTGGCGTTTGCATGACCGAAGCATTTGCTTCCGGCGATGTAATTAACGTCGCTTTGTTTAGCAAAGCCGGAACCCTAAAAATGATTGCCAAAGAAGCGTTAAACGCTGGCGTTTTGGTTTATTCCGAAACCGACGGCAAAGTTCAAGACACCGCCCAAGCCACAAGCTACCTGGTCGGAATCGCTTTAGAAGCCGCGACCGCGGATAACGATGTTATCGAAGTAATGCCCGTCGTCGGCGGAATTACTGCTAATAGCTAAAACAAAATTTAAGGAGTTAATAAAATGCCGAACCCATCCAGTTCATTAAGTACCCTTCGACCGGACATTGCCGAATCGTTTATGGAATTCGATTTGGCGATGGACGCCCAAGGGTTTGTTTCCCATCGTGTTTTCCCCGTTGTCGAAGTCGCGTCCCAATCTGGGAACTTCGGAAAAATTCCTTTAGCCCAATTGCTACAACAGCGCGACACAAAACGCGCCCCCGGTAGCGGTTACGCCCGCGGGAATTTTACTTTCGAACCTGCGACTTACACTTGCCTAGAACACGGGGCCGAAGAACCCGTAGACGACCGCGAAGCCCAAATGTATGCGGAATATTTCGACGCCGAAGTTATCGCTTCGCTTCGCGCTTACTCTGCTGTTTTGCGTAATGCCGAACAACGAGTAGCGGACGCGGTTTATAATCCGACGACCTTCGCGAGTTATACCACTGGCGTAACGAATGAATGGGACGACCTAACAAACGCGACCCCGATTACGGATGTCGAAGCGGCCGTTCAAAACATTTACGACGCTTCCGGGCTTTGGGCAAATGCTTTGATTGTGAATAAAAAGGTAATGCGAAATATTCGCAATACTGACCAGGTTAAAGACCGAATCGCTGCAAGCGGAGCCGGTAAAGCGAACGCCGCGGGCTTGGTTAATGAACAAATCTTGGCCGAAATTTTCGACCTGGATTATATCATTGTCGCCGGTTCTTCTAAGAATTCAGCGGCCGAAGGACAAACCGCAAGCCCCGCGCAAATCTGGTCGGGCGAATACGCGATGGTCGCCAAGATTGCAACCGGGGCCGACTTCCGCGAACCGTGTTTGGGCCGGACCTTCCATTGGGGGGCCGACGGTTCAAGCATCGGCGGAACGGTTGAACAATATCGAGACGAAGCCGTTCGTTCTGATATTTACCGCGTTCGCCATGATGTCGACGAAGTGGTTTTGTATCCCGCCGCGGGCCATTTGCTAAGCAATATCACGACCTAAAAAAATGACTATCTTTGATAGACTTTTTAAGAATAACGGATTCCCCGTTTTGATTAATCAATTCGGGGAGTGCGTTACCTATTGCAAGTACGACGGAACCCAAAGAACCGTCGCGGCAATTGTAAATCGAGACCCGCCGACCGCGATTGAAGCGGTCGAATATGCGATTACCGAAGAAATAGTAATTAGCGTTTTTAATTGCGAAGATTCGGGGATTTCATCGACGGAAATTGATGTCGGCGGGGATTCGGTTTTGGTTTCAAAGAGAAACGGGAAACCGCCCGTTCGAATGTCGGTCGCGGTTTTGGAAGATGATACAGGCGGAACTTGCGTTATTCGTTTAAGGTAATTCGATGGAAATAAACGTAAACGCGGTAACCGCAAACGATACCAAAGACGGTTTCGCAAAATTGGCAAAGTATGTCGACGAAATCGGAAAGAAATTACCAAATGAAATGTCGGCGGTTTTGAATAAGACCGCGACCAAAGTAGCATCTAGCACAAAACAGCCGAAAGGGATAAAGCAGGAATTACAAAAACTTTACGCTTCCGGATTTAAGGCGGGAGATATTGCCAGATTGATTCAAAGAAACAAAGCAAGCAAAGACCATTTGAAAGCGGTTATTAAACTCAAAAGAAAAAACCGACCGTCGCTTAGTTTGTTCAAGCCTTCGTTTACGAAAAAGGGCGTTACCTATCGGATGTTAAGAGACGAAGGAAGGAAACGAATTCCTTCGGGATTTGATTACAAAAAGAAAAATTTAATTGCAAGACGGGCAACAAAGAAACGGGTTCCTTTGGTGTTTCCTAAAGGGGTTTCCCCGGCGGTTTTGTTTGCGGGTTCTTCCGGGTTAATGGAAAAGACACCCTTAAAAATTAAATTCCAGCTAATTACGCAAATGGAAGAAAGAATTAAATTTTTGCAATTTAAGGAAGCGAAAAAACAAGGGGTCGCTAAATGAGTTTCCCCGTGATTGAAAAAATAACCGAAGCAATCAAAAACCGATTGTTTGATTTCGATAACCAGGTTCAAGTTATTAGAACCGAAATGTTATCCGATTTTTCGCCAGCAAATAAACAAGTCGTAATCGTTCAACAAGACCCGACCACAAACGAAGATTATTCTTGTCACGGAAACCCGCCCGCCCAAGCGTTTACGATTCCTTACCAAATCGTTTGTATCGTAAGACAAACCGAAACAAGTTCCGAAGCCTTGGATTCGGTTTTGTCCGACTTCGCAGCGGGAGCAATTAAAACAATGACGACCCCGACCGCCTGGTATCAATGGGGCGGGGAAGCGATAGATTCGAAAATTACCGGGATGGAAAAAAATGTTTTAGACGGATACGCGACTCAAAACATTTTATTAGAAGTAATTTTTAGAACCGACGAAAACAATCCTTACAATCGGAGATAAAAAGAAATGTTATTAACACGAAAACGAGTTTTGGCCGCGGCCATTGAAACAACGGTCGGAACCGCCGAAACCTTAGACGCAACCGACGCGGCTTACAATGTTTTCGATGCCGAAATTACCCCAAATATTGCGATGACGCCCCGAACGCAACAAGGCGGATTTGGGAACCTGGAAGCGACCCCCGAAGGTTACGGGGCGTCGATTTCATTCAAAACAGAATTGACCGGAGACGGAGCCGGAGGGGTTCCTGGTTGGGCGGATGTTTTCTTTCCCGCTTGTGGTTGGGTTAAGACGGGTTCAACATTCGCCCCCGTCGCTTCGGCCCCTGGGACGAACGGCGTTAAAACTGCGACAATCGGCGTTTACAAAGATGGCCGATTAGAGCGGGCGCGGGGATGTGCGGGGAGCTTTAAGGTAATGTTTCCGACCGGACGGGCCGCGATGATTGAATGGACCTTTACGGGCGTTTTTATGGCGGTTTCAGATGCCGCAATTTTGGCCCCGACTTATCCGACCGAATTACCATTACGGGCCGCGAACGCCACTTTTACCATTGGCGGTTCGTGGACCCCTTGCATCGAAAACCTGGAAATCGACGCGGGGAATTCGGTTATTCTTCGCGAA